GTGATATTGCCATGTTTTATCTCCTATTCTAGCTATTACGATTGTAGCTCAATTAAATTGATACAAACGACTACAGAAGCAAAACCTGCAGTAATATCCTCATTTTCAGGATCTTCTGCTGATCTTAACAATCTGAATGATGCTGCATCAGCACTTGTGTCATCTATATCTAATGTCGCTGAAGACTTACCAGTAGTTGTACTACCAGCAGAAGTATTCATGTCATAAGTTTCTAGAAAACCTGCTTGAGTTACAGCAGCGTCAGTCGCCACTACATATTGTTGTTGAGGGTTATCGAATACAAATGCATCGATATCTTCTGAGTTAGCTGGTGTCACTTGAACGTAATGATTCGAAAACGTCGGTTTTAAAGTTGTAGCCGCGTTGTAGAATATTCCGTTTAATACACCTAAGATAGGCGCATCAGTCGTTTGACCATCGACAATGTAACCAGCAGCAGAAGCTACAGCACCACCGTTAAAGATGGTTGTTGCATAACCCGCATCGATTTTGTACTTACCCTGACCAGAAGTCGCTGGAGTTGATCCAAGCGTTCCTGCAGGAATAAGGCCAAAACCTTGTGTGTTTCTATTTGCCATAGTTGTTTCTCCTTGTGTACCTGCCGTTGTTAAACGGCCTCCAGTACGGTTTATTTAATTCAGTGATTTAAAAAAATTATTTTTTAGTACCACCGAAGGTTACACGAGACTGCCTTTCAACATTGATAGGCATTCTCTGATCCTGCTCCTTCATCAAATCGTTTTCTACTGCTTCGCTTCGATCCTTATGACGATTAGTCATATAATCTTGTCTTTGCTTCGCGATCTCTTCAGGTACCTTCGCAAGAAGAAGGCCACC